CATTTTTTTTATATAGAATATTCTTACCATTATCATCACAACACCATTCATAAATGATTTTTTGGAAGTCATCGAAATCGCTTATAGTCGCTTCATCGTCAATAATAAAATCATATATAGAACAACCTAACCGACATAGATCAAAACTATAATTGGGATCAATGCGTTTTTTTGATGGCTCATAAAACGGTCCAAAGTTATATTGTGAATTGGCATCTCCGTCCTTCTTAAAACTATCACTACAATATACGTTATTGTTGAATGTCACGATTGCGCGTCCAAAGTCGATGAGTTTGAATATTTTTCCATACGTGGGAACTTTATATTGAATGTTATTAAACACATAATAAATGTATGGAATGTCGGTAGTTTCATACATAATATTATTTGTATGTAAATCATTATGTGTAAATTTGAATGCCTTTTGAAGTGTAAGAAGAATCATAATAATTTGAAATAAAGCAGATAGATAATGCTCTATATCCAATTCTTTGCTATCATTCAAAAGATTATCAAATGTATTTTCACATTTAGATAGCCCAATCATAATGACCGGGAAATTATCAATATATGCATATAATGGTTCTTCGTCAACACTACTGTCGTAATCTATTTCGCTGATCGATGAAGTGTATGAATGTCTGGATTTCTCTTCTTCATCGGAAACACTACTGGATGAATTACTATCTGAATCACTTGTATTGCTCTCAGTATCACTTATATCACTATCATCGCTGTCGTTGTTACTATGAATATTTGTGTGTTCTTCCAAGTTATCAATCGATAATTCAAGTAATTCAGGCTCAGGTAGTGATGTTATTTTATCATCACTTTCACAAGGTAAAGCATCAAATGAAACAGGACTAAATGTCATATCAGTGAAATCGTTAAACGAAATATCGTCACTAAATGACAATGCTTTTTTATGCTTTAATGTATATTGTTTTGCTTCATTTTGTAAAAGTCCTTTTGAGAAAATATTGGTATGAAATAGTTTTCCAATATGTTCTTGAAAGAAATCCTGTTCTTGTAAGAATTCAATATCATCAGCTATATTCATTCTAAACTTTTTTTGAATACCAACAATAGAACCAAAATATTCAACCCCGTGTTTGAAATTGTATTTTTCATATAAAAGATTAATTAAAGCACAAGTGAAATTATCAACATATGAAGCATTATGGATAGATCTCAATTTCTCATGATACTCTTGACTTTCACATTGTTTGACAATATTTGTAATATGTTTATCATATTTATATTTCCCCATCATATAATGACACGGGTCTAAAAGAGGTGCATATTTGAAGAAGATGTTTTTTTGCCTTGTATTTCCATTATTATCAATCACTTGTTTATTATCATAAATATGATATGTATGATTAAATTGTAAATTGGTGGAAGAAAGATCCAATACATCAAAATAGTTATAAATCGGATTATAAAAAGTAATATTTGAAATATCATATGGAAAATAATCTAATTCATCGCAGTCCCAAGATTCTAAATTTGGGGTATGTTCGATCATCTTGATTTCCATATTTTAGCTAAACCTATAATAATGTATTCTAATTTAATATTTACAGAGATCAAACTTATATAATAAGTGCGTTAGTAAATCATTTAGATAATATTAATATAGTATAGTAAAATGACTTTAGAATTAAAAAAATTTGACATGCGACATATAACATTCAAGCCTGATGAAAATAAAGGCCCTGTAATAGTATTAATTGGTAGACGTGATACTGGTAAATCCTTTTTAGTTCGTGATTTATTGTATTATCATCAAGACATACCTATTGGTACAGTAATATCGGGAACAGAAGCCGGTAATGGTTTTTACGGTCAACACGTGCCAAAATTATTCATCCATGAGGAATATAGTTCGGTATTAATAGAGAATATATTGCGACGACAGAAGGCGGTTCTCAAACAAGTGAAAAAGGAAACGGATACATATGGGAAAACGAAAATAGATCCGCGTGCTTTTGCGATTCTTGATGATTGTTTATACGATCAATCGTGGACCCGTGATAAGTTGATGCGATTATTATTTATGAATGGAAGGCATTGGAAAATTATGTTGATTATTACGATGCAATATCCTTTGGGTATTCCGCCAAACTTGCGTACAAACATAGATTATGTTTTTATCCTTCGCGAACCTTACATGACAAACCGAAAGCGCATATGGGAGAACTATGCATCTATGTTTCCAACATTAGAATCATTCAGTGCAGTAATGGACCAGACAACAGAAAATTATGAATGTCTTGTAATCAATAACAACGCTAAGTCGAACAAATTAAACGACCAAATTTTCTGGTATAAAGCAGAGAACCACCCGGATTTCAAACTCGGTTCAAAAGAATTCTGGGAATTATCAAAGGGGTTGGGTTCAGATGACGAAGATGAGGCATATGATCCGAGCAAATCAAAAAAGAAATCTGCCGGCCAACAAATTAATGTTAAAAAATCAAAATGGTAAAAATTGAATAAGTGTATAATAATCATATATTTACAATTATTATATAACGATGGACTCAAACCTACTGGATAGTATTAAGCAACGTATTTCAAAAAACGAATATGACAATTATGAAAATCTTCTTCTCCCATCTTTGTCGTATACGCAATCCAAGCTTGCATATGATACTCTTATAAAATTTAAGAAATTGAGTAAGCCTGATGATTATGTATGTTATGGGTCTTGGGGTCAGTTAAATCAAATGTGCTGTTTAAACAATAACAACGAATTCTATATATTTACAATCATCGAAATCCATGACGACGAATATATTCATAATAGTAGCTATAAAATACAAAGTCTATTTCAATTGAACGACGACTATCTATACAGTTTGAATATTGATTAACATAAATTATGAATCTACATTTCCACTAATATCAACTATTACATCATCATCTATTATATCATTATTTTCTATTATTTCAGCAGATTGCGTGACATTCAAATCCAGACTAGGAACACGAGAACGAGGAGGACTATCATCAGGGGTTTGTGGTGCAAAACGGAATTGAATATCTTCTGTTTCATCATCGCTATCAATAGACATTTCATCACTATCATAAATATAATCGTGTGGAGATGGAGAACGATCATATCGATGATTTAAAAATCCACTATATTTATAGCTATGAGGTCCTAATTCAAGAATGCGATTATAGATTATATTTTGACATATAAATTTGTTTTCATACATATGAAATACGCTATGTGGTTTTTCCATATAATGAGATGTTAGAAATTCATTGTCTACATTGATATTAGGATTGAAAAAGATATACTTATCATGATATTCGTGTGAACTGATGAAATTATTATGATCGCGCGATCTGATAATAACTCTCCCAAATGTAGGATTGTATTCAATAAAATTGATAATATTCGCTTTGAATATGGAAAGTTTTTGAAAATATTCGTGGTATGTTAACGAATATTTTACTTGCATAAAATGCAAATAGAAAGGTTTGAATGCTTGAATTAAAGTTGTATTTGGGAATTTATCATTAATATTGATGTGATTTGTTTTGATTGTAAATAGACGATTAACACAACCAATCATTTTTTTTATCTCAATAACTAACTCTTGTTGACAAAGATTATCGACATAATGTTTTATGTTTCGTTTTAACAAATAACTATAATGAGTGTTTTTGATAGATGTAATGTCAAAATTACATTCAAAGAAATAATCAAATGTGTTATTTTGATACATAGTATTAAATTTATACTTAAAATAGATATTATATAGTGTAGACTTTGAAAAAACCATATTATTATATGGATTTTTAACAAATCTCGGTGAAATAAAGAAGAAATCTCCTGATGTAAGATTATGTTCTATCATATTCAATATATCACATATAGTGAAGTAGTATAATTTCTTATTTTGACATATTATAATACTATGTTTAGATGTAGGGTCAATTTCTGCCATTTTAATATCAAATGTAATTTGCTTAGGATATATTTTTTGCTTAACAATTTCACGGAATTTAATAAGTGCGAAGTAGATCTTTTGAATCTTTCGAAAGTTTTCTTCGAAAATAGATTTTGTGTCATTACGTGTAAACGGTGCGTCTAATATTTCTTTATATAACTCAAATTTGGTAATATGTTTATATACACAGAAATCAATGTAAAATCGTTTTACAAAGTTATTATGATGCGAATTAACATCATATTCATTAATAAGAATTTCTTCTTCTAATTTGATATATTTTTCAAAGTCATCGCCAATATTAATATATTGATATTCTTTTTTACATTTATAGAAATTAAAAATAATCTTTTTGAATAGTGCTTTACACATCTTACTAATAAATAGTGTAATATATTTATACTATTTATTAAAACAAATTTTAATCCTCCTTTTTATTCAACATATTCTGTAAGATTGCTTCGTTGTTAGCTGTTTGTGATTCTTCTGTTGCCACTTCGCGGCTTTCAAAATCAACGGTTTCAGAAACACCAATAAGATTTCCTTCTTCATCGATGGTTTGTGTGAGAACATTACCAGTTTGTTCGGCATTCTTGATATTTTCCTCTATTGCCTTGCGTTTTGTTTCACGAACACGAGCTTCGAATTCTTCTTTAGCTTTCATTTCATTTTTCATTTTCTCGTTATGAAGTTGATTGAGTTCTTCTTCCATGAATTCTACCCGTCCAGTCTTATACGCATCAGGATCCCAAGGAATCCACATACCAACAGGTCCAACAAAGATATCGTGATTCGGGTCAATTTCACGGAGTTTCTTGCAACGCATTTCAGCCTCATCTTGATTATTATACACACCGCGAATTTTTAGTCCACGAACAGATGTTTGGAATGAATGTTTAAGATTAAACTTTTCATTCAAACGTTCTTCATTTTTATCCAAAAACGTCTTGTAATCATCGTCAATGGGTGTAGATTGGAGTTTTTCATTTTCTTCTTTAGCAAACTCATTCAAATCCTCAATTACCTTTTCTGCTTGAATATTGTATTTATAAGAAATAAATTGAAGAAATTCAAAAAATTTAGAGAACGATTTAGTATAATCCCAAGTCTTTACAAATTCTTCCATAAGGAAAAGTTCTCGTTTTTTCAATATATTTTCCGGAGAAACAAAGGAAAGGCATGCAAATTTTTGTCCGGAAATAGGAGCATCTTCATCGCATAAATCAACATATTTAGGGTTTGGTTTCCCATCTACCATTTTTCGTTCAAAAGATGACATTATATAATTATTTAGTGATGGTATTTTTATATTTGTTTGTAAATAATTATATTTGTATATAATATATTATGAACGGTGTATTAGACTTCCAAGAACTTGTCAAGCGCGTGGTAAAATACCTTGTAGAAGGTTTAGTGGTTGCTATTGTAGCATTCTCCATCCCCAAGAAACAATTGAATGTTGAAGAAATTATTGTTATTGCACTTGCTGCTACAATGACATTCAGCATCCTTGATGTATTTGTCCCTGCTATGGGTCAAACTGCCCGCACAGGTGCTGGATTCGGTATCGGTGCCAACCTTGTCAAATTCCCCCGTATGATGTAAATACATATTTAAAAATACTAAACCCAAATTAATATATTGATATTTTATATATTAATTAAAATATGAACGAAAAGGAAATGTTAATGTTTTATCATACCGCATTACGCAACGTCGGTCTATATACATCAGTATCATTTGCGTCTTTAGGGTATAGTCGTGTATACCGCCATAACAATTATTTATACAATAATCTACTTATTATAGTTAGTTTAATCTTTACTATTATTGCATTTTCTATTAACTATATATTATTGAATGAACTTTATGATTTTTCAAAAAAGAATGATGATGTTACACGTATAGACAAGTGGATATTCATACCGGAAGTCATTATGGTAATTGAAGTCATTTTAATCATTCTTGCGTGCGTGACATTATATTATCACATATAAATAATACACTATTAAACAGTTGGAAAAAATTGCCAATCAAGCTCCTTACATACTTCTTTCCAAATCATATCTTGTTCTAGTTGTTTATCCCTATCTTTCATCATAGGTATAAATGGTAAATATTGTGTTTGGTCGAGAAGCACACATAACTGATAGAGTGTATATGTATAATTGAAAAAATTGGTCCTACTTGGCGGACAATGAAGCGCCCAAGGTTTCTGAATCTCAATAAATAATATACACAATGTTTCGTGTAATTCTTCGTTCATGAGTGGCGGTTTGATACCAAAAAGTGAATTAATATATTGAATATGTTCGAAATATTTATTTAATCCCAATTTACGTAGAATTTCTCGCATTTTATTGTAATTCAACTCGCGCATATCTTCGATACGTTCCTTTTTAATCCGCCTTTTAATTGCATCAATCACCTCGTCGGGTATTTGAGTCGTTTCTTTTGCTTGAAATTGTGCCAAAATTTCTTTGAAATGGTTTAATCGGATATATGCTGTATACGACACTTCGTTAGGAGGTTCCTTGTTTGAAGGCTTGTTACTATCTACAATATATGTAATGAATTTTCCACATTTATTATTATTACAAATCATAATACCTTCTTCCTCTTGGGCGATCATTTCACCGATTTGACAAAAATCGCAATTATCACAGTTAATGATAAAATCGTTGGTAATAAGTGTTTCATTATCCACATTTTTCCAGAATTTTCTATATAATTGTTTGGATTTTCTATATTTATCTTCTTCAATATTTTCACTTACATTATTCGTTTTCTTTATTTTGAAGAAACTATGCATCGCTTTACTGTTACGCTTAACATTCGCATTATTATTAATTTGCTGTTTTTCTTCAAAGTAGTTGAAAATGATTTTACTATTTTCTAGGAAGTAATTTTTTTTTATATTGGATAAACGCTTTATTTCAGTTCGAATCTCAGTTATTTTATCTTTCATATTCATAATACTATCAACCTTATTCCGTGGCATCGTTTTCAATTCCTTTTTTAATTCTTCCTTTTCTGCTTGTAAATTTGGTATTAATGTATCGTCAATACTTTTAAAATATGCTAACATTTCATCGTGTTTTATATCTATGGATATAAGTTGTGAATTTGGGTTATTTGACATTTTAATTAAACATGCATCATTTAGTTTATATATATTTTACACCAAAATATATAAATCGTCCAAATAATCGAAATAAACTCAACTTATCTTGTATATAATGACAAACATACAACATATAATAACGGAATTGAAAGCACCCAATAAAACTATAGAAATAAATTCAAAGCAGTTTCAAAAAATGGTATTTATAACAAATGCGATAGACGATGGATGGAGTGTAAAGATGGTAGATGAACGATATATATTTTCCAAAAAACATGAAAATAAAAAGGAGGTATATAACAAAACATATTTAGAGAAATTTATACTGACAAGCCAAGAATTACAAGGTATTTAACAACGATATATATTTTCATCTAATAATGCTGTTGAAAGATCTATATGGTCTATTTTTTCACTTTCACATGTTTTTTGATTGTTATCTATATCACAATTTTTAGCGTCTTCTATATCATCATCTACATCACATAAACCGTATGACATAATCATCATCAATTTATAACATTTATCAAAAACCATCATTAATACATATAAACTGTGATTTTGTTTATATATATTTAGGAAATTTAGACAAAATTTTTGTAAAAAAAAGAATTAATTCGTATTTTTCTGAAATTATTTTCTTTATACATAATATATAGTAGAAAAATGGGTGGAGCTCTTATGCAACTCGTAGCTTACGGCGCTCAGGACGTCTTCCTTACCGGAACTCCTGAAATCACATTCTGGAAAGTTTCTTACCGTCGCCACACAAACTTCGCGATGGAATCTATCGAACAAACTTTCTCCGGACAAGCTGACTTCGGTCGTCGCGTAACATGCACAATCAGCCGTAACGGTGATCTTGCTTATCGCACCTACCTCCAAGTCACACTCCCCGAAATCAACCAAGGTATGGCAAACTCCTCAGAAACATTAAATGCCCGCTGGTTAGATTTCCCCGGTGAACAACTCATCGCTCAAGTTGAAATTGAAATTGGTGGCCAACGCATTGACCGTCAATACGGTGACTGGATGCACATCTGGAACCAACTTACACTTTCTTCCGAACAACAACGCGGATACAACAAGATGGTCGGCCACACAACACAACTCACACACGTAGTTGATGCCTCTTTCGCCGCCATCTCTGGACCCTGCGCTTCCTCTTCTGCTGCCCCCCAAACATGCGCTGCCCGCAAGGACCTCCCCGAAACAACACTTTACGTTCCCCTTCAATTCTGGTACTGCCGCAACCCCGGTCTTGCTCTTCCCCTTATTGCCCTTCAATACCACGAAGTCAAGATCAACATCGATTTCCGCGCCATCGGTGAATGCTTATGGGCCGTATCTGGAACAGCCTCTGCTTCCCAAGCCTACCAACAATCCCTCGTTGCTGCCTCCCTCTATGTTGACTACATCTTCCTCGACACAGATGAACGCCGCAAAATGGCCCAAAACCCCCACGAATACCTCATCGAACAAGTCCAATTCACAGGTGATGAATCCGTAGGTTCCTCCTCCAACCGCATCAAACTTAACTTCAACCACCCCTGCAAAGAACTTGTATGGGTCGTCCAACCCGATGCCAATGTTGATTACTGCAGCTCCCTTGAAAATGAAAAAGCCTTATTTGCTCTTAAGGGCGCCCAACCTTTCAACTACACAGATGCTCTTGATGTCCTCCCCAACGACATCACCGCCTTCGCCACCAAGGCTGATGCTCTTGACATGGTTGATGGCAACGCATTCACAGATGCCCCCGCCGATGAAGCCGGTAAATCTGTTGGTGATGCTGCTTCTTATGTCCTCCAAGAAGCCTCCCACGAAATGCACTGCTGGGGTGAAAACCCTGTCGTCACAGCGAAACTTCAACTTAACGGACAAGACCGCTTCTCCGAACGTGAAGGTTCCTACTTTGACGTCGTCCAACCCTTCCAACACCACACACGTGCCCCCGATGCCGGTATCAACGTATACTCCTTCGCTCTTCGCCCCGAAGAACACCAACCCTCTGGAACATGCAACTTCTCCCGCATCGACAACGCTGTCTTACAACTTGTTCTTTCCTCCAACACAGTATCTGGCACAAACACAGCCAAGTGCCGTGTATATGCCGTTAACTACAACGTCCTCCGCGTAATGAGTGGCATGGCAGGTGTTGCTTACAGCAACTAAGCATAATGTCTTTGCTTAGAATTTAAACTATAAAAATAAATAAACAATAAAATGAAATATTTTCATATTTTATTTTAGAAAAGGAATATAAAAGCATATATGAATTATAAGTATTAGGATAAAACACGTCAGTATGGTATCGTTTTCCGAAGAATGCGAAGCGTTGAAAAATCTATTGTCTGTTTTTGGTTTAAAATCATCAAGAAAAGATGACTGTGAAAAAGCTTTTCAAGATATCCAAGGTATTATTGATAATCTAGGGTCCTGGTTTATGAGTGATATTATCCAACTATTGATCGAACATATCAAAGTATCCATGCGTCTGGATAAAGAATACAGTTATAAGGTATTGAAGTATATTATTGAAAATCGTAAAGAAAACATCCGTATTACTATGCCGTACTTGGTTCCATTTGTATGTGGTGACATTAATGATGTAGTTAAAAACGTAAGTGCTATTTCAACAGAAACGTTGGAACAACTCCTGTATTGTAGTAATAATAGTGATTTGGATGTATTTATTCCTGTTGTATTGAAAGGAATGAAGGATACCAAGACAATTTACGATGCGATTGAAAAATTGGCAAGTTGTGTATTCGTTCAAAACGTAGAAGCACCGGCTCTTTCCATTACAATGCCTATTATTATGCGGGGATTAAACGATAAGAAAACAGCAACCCGTCGTCTTACGTGTGTTATTATTGACAATATGTGTAAGCTTATCGAACATCCTAAAGAAATCACACCATTTTACAATGATTTGAAAACAGCAGTAACACGTTGTAATGAAGCAATGAGTGATCCAGAAGCCCGTAAAGTTTGTGAGCGCGCTTTAACTACGTTGAAAGAATGTTGTTTGGATAATGAGAATGTGAATTTTTACAAGAGCGTGGATGATTTCAAAGATATGTTAAATAAAACACAAGAAAAGCATGGTATTCAATTGTCAAGCGAAAATAGTAACGATTTGGCAATACTATCAACAAATATGTGTAATAGTCATTATTTTGATGTGGATGCTTGGAAATCGCAATACAATACATATAACGCATCTGTTCTAACAGACGATTTGTTTGAATATGCGAAGAGCACGTTTGTAGTGAAAGAGAATATTTTTGAGGATAATGAAGAAGGAAAGGATTTGTATAAGGGTGTGTTTTCACTTGCGTATGGTGCTCTTACTTTGCTGAATAATACACATTTACATCTTAAACAAAACCGTTTCTATGGTCTTCTTGGACCGAATAACTGTGGTAAGACTACAATGATGCGTGCGATTGCGAATGAACAGGTGGAAGGTTTCCCCAAGAAAGATGAGTTACGCACAATTTTTGTAGAACATGAAATTCAAGAAATGGAAGTAGGTGAAGATGAGAAGGGTTTTCCTATATTGAATATTGATTTATGTGGTATTGATTGGGTCGTTCATTGCTGTAATGTAGTATATAAAATGGAACCTCTTGTAACTGCCGAACAAGTGGAAAAAGTAATGCATGATATTGGTTTTGGATATGCAAAGAAAGACATTGGTAAAGACAGAGCAGCAGATATGGGTATGGGTATTACTACTTACTCGGGTGGTTGGAAAGTGAAAATGCAATTGTGTGCGGCAACGCTGATGAATGCAGATATTCTTATGCTTGATGAGCCTACCGGGCATTTGGACGTTACCAATATTGCGTGGATTAAGAACTGGTTGAAAGATTTTATGTCTGGTGGTGGTTCTATTATTGCTACCTCACACGATTCATCTTTCTTAAATGAAATGTGTACGCATTTGATTGACTTCCAAAATCGTAAGTTGAAGATGTTTACAGGAACTCGTGGAAATGTGCTACAAGATTTCGTAGAAAAATATCCGGATAAAAAGAAATACTTTGAACTTCGCAATGATGTAGTCAAATTCAAATTCCCAGAACCCGGACAACTTGAAGGCGTTAAAAGTAAATCCAAGACATTGTTGAAAATGAATGATGTTACCTATCAATACCCCACACGTGATACACCCACAATTTTTGACATTAATTTAGAATGCTCGCGTGTCTCCCGTGTAGGTGTGATTGGAGCAAATGGTGCTGGTAAATCAACGGCCATCAAAATTTTGATCGGGGAATTGAAACCACAAATTGGTACAGTTACAAAACATCCGGATTTGCGTATGGCATATATCGCACAACACGCATTCCATCATCTTGAAAAACATTTACATAAAACACCGACACAATATATTATGTGGCGTTTTGCGGGTAATGAAGACAAAGAAGGATTAGATAATATTAACAGTGGAGAAGTAAATGAAAATGACATCAAGAAATATTACTTAGTAACTACCGATGTAGATTTGGAATTGAAAATGTGTGAATCCACTGGTGAAGAGAAGAAAGCTGTTTTCCCCGAAGCAATTTCAGCACGTCGTGAAAACAAGAAGTTGAAGGTGAAAGAATATGAAGTCAAATGGAAGGGACGTCCTGAGGAAATGAAAATGTGGGTGCGACGCGAAATTCTTATCAAGATGGGTGCTATCAAACTCGTCCAACGACACGACGAGAAAGAAGCAGTGATGGCTGGTCTTGCTTCCAAAACACTGACAACAAAGGATATTGAAAAACACTTTGCTGACTTTGGTATCGATCAAGAACAAGCGAATCACACCCTTATTAAATCACTTTCGGGCGGTCAAAAGGTAAAAGTAGTCCTTGCAGCGTCTTTATGGCAAAATCCTCACTTGGTAATTCTTGATGAGCCTACTAACTATTTGGATCGCGATGGTCTTGGTGCACTCACCTCTGCTATTCATAGTTTTGATGGCGGTGTTGTGATTATTTCACATAACAAAGAATTTACCAATGCTGTTACAAGTGAAAAATGGATTATGGAAAAAGGTCGTCTTCGCAAAGAGGGCGAGTCAGTAGAGAAGAATGAAGAAAGCAATGGAGAAATTAAACCAAAAGAGGAAACTGTATTTGATTCATTTGGTAATGAAATGAAGGTTGAGCGTAAAGTAGCGCTTACGGATAAGGAAAAGAAACGCGAAATCAAATCTATTCAAAAACAAATTAAGGACGGGAAGAAGAAAAAGACACTGTCAGAAGATGAGATAGCAGAGTTGGAAGAAAAACTAGAACAGTTACAAAACGAATAAATATCACAGTAAATATATATAAATAAATAATTAATATTGATACTATAACAATTTATAGTATTAATATGTCTACATCACAAAATAAATTATCCAATACACAAAATGACCTTTTGTTACAAAGTCTTTTGAATTATTACAATGATACAAATAAATTGGATAAAATCATCAATATTATAAACGGAAATTCAAATGTATCCCTTCGTATAATAGATTGGTTTGTCACGAATTATTCCAAGATGAATTATGTTGTGTATATGCATAATGATAAACGATTCAAAGTGTTCCACGAATATAAACTCAAATTAAAGGCGTATTCCAAAAAACGGTTCGATCCATTTTGCCGTTGGGACCGCATTACAATCCCATATAACGACACACATAACATGGAAACAACATTAGGACAGCTTAATTTTTTTAGATGGGCTCTGGATTATGGTATTATCGATTATATTGAAAATAATTACGGTGTAATCGAAGAAGATATGAATCAACGCAACAGCACGTCAAAGAAAAAAACAACTATAAATACTGTTGATAATACTAAAACGCGAAAACGAAGGGAAGAATTGTCGGTGTCTGCTTGTAAGTGTGTGAAACGTGAAAACGTCCATATTATTGTCAAATTTCAGTAATTACAATACGAAATTATAAATTTGTTTAATCCATTTATCCATATATGTGATATTTGATTCATTACATATATCATTCATATTATGATCTGTATCAATAATCAACATGTTTTCTTTATGTTCGTAATTAGCAATCCATTCTTCGTGATATTTATGACATTTTTGAAGATATTCAAGTGGAATTCCCTCTTCGCCACTTCGGTTGCGTTTGTTTATACGGGATTGACACGTTTCGGGATTAGCGTTAATATAAATGAGCCCCTTTGTTGGAAATTCGTCTTTATAGAGTTCGTAAAATTGTAAATACACGTTATAATTGATTGTTTCTATTTTTCCATCGTCGTGAAGCATTTTGGCAAATATATTGTAATCTGCCTCCAAAGAACGTTCACAAATGATGATTTTTGCTTTTGGTTTCTTTTTCATTTCGTTTTTCATTTTCAATAATCGTGTTGCAAATGCCATTACTTGAAAGGGGAATGCGTATTTGTCTTGGTTTTCATAGAACTTTGTTAGCATATTTACACCGTTATTATCTTGAATGTTTTGCCACATATCAAGTGGTTCGGATACAAAGATTATATTTTCATCATTAACGAGTTTATCCTTTAAGAACTCTATAAGAGTGGATTTACCAGCGCCAATATTTCCTTCGATTGAAAATACTTTGTATCCTTGGTAGATAGACATTTTATATATAATGTATTTATTTTATAATAACAGATTATATGTATTCGAGCCTTTCAATTTTTAGTGCTTGTGATGGTTTATAATTTAACATATCAAGTGTTTCAGTAGTCGTTCTGAAAAGTTCAGAGCCGTATATATCCTGTAAACACAACCATTCAAACATTCCGCCACGATATAAATATAACCGTCTAAACCCCATCCTTCTGAGTTGTTCTATTTTATTATCAACTGTTTTATCACAACAATTCATACCATATACAATAATATCACGGTCATACCTGTAATTATCAATTAACGAATTTATCATTGACGTTTCCTGTCCTATTGATAATGTGTTGATTATGAGACATTGCTGTTTATCTGGTTCTAACGTGTTTATAATTATATATCTATTATCATTTATTGCTTTCTGCATATCCTGAAAATTCACATCTTCAATATTTGTGTTTTTATTAAAAAATGACAACATTAATCGTTATTATGTATATCAAAATCATTTTATATTCTGTAAGGTAAAAATTGATTCGTTATACAATATTTTTGTAATAAGATATAAAATTTCAGTAATTTATAAACTATGGATCTACGACAGATTAAATTATCTAAGCAAGAATGGGACAGTATTGAGAAACCGATTTCCGACGAGGAAAAGGAGATTCTCAACATGATCGATTCGGGATACGAAAATCCCAAAGTTTATTTCAATCATCACAAATCGTTATTATCATTTTTGAAATTTGACAATAATGAATCATTCCATGGATATCTATATGAAAGGTATTTTAAATCCCGCATTGAAAAAATTCACAAAAAATACATCAAAAATAATGAAATAAAAATAAATACACAAGAAAAAAACAAACTCAAACGTCTTAATAGCGCAGATACAATTCGCATTCAACATTTCGACGAAACAATTCAAAATAATGAATCGCGGATATTTGAATTCATTCTTATCGAGCTATGTTATAATATTATGAAATATATGTCAAAGAAGAAAACCAATTATGTATCCTATTTGTATACCCTTATCCATATTAAAAAGTCATCCATTCATAACATTAATACATTCATTATTGATTTTGTAGATAAGATTATTGAATATGCTTCTCCAAATGTTAAGAGTCACGACATCTTGAAAAATGCTCCACTATTTATTGAAAAGAATGAATATCTTATGAAGTATTCAGATAAGACCTTATACAGTCACCAAAAAAACATTTATAGTATTTTCAATAACAAGAATCATTCTCCAAAGTTAGTTCTCTATTCTGCTCCAACTGGAACTGGAAAAACGATGACACCCATTGGTTTGTCAAACACATATCGTATTATATTTGTATGTGTGGCGCGACATATTGGTCTTGCGCTAGCAAAATCAGCTATTACACTCGGTAAGAAAATTGCGTTTGCGTTTGGTTGTGAAAGCGCTGATGATATTCGTCTTCATTACTTTGCGGCAAAAGAATATACACGCAATTATAAAAGTGGAGGTATTTACAAAGTAGACAATAGCGAAGGTGATAATGTTGAAATTATGATATGCGATGTTCGCTCTTACTTGATATCCATGTATTATATGAAAAATTTCAATAATGAAGAAAATATCATTACATTTTGGGATGAACCTACGATTACATTGGACTCAGAGGAACACGAACTCCATAGCATTATACATAAAAACTGGAGCAGAAATGTAATCCCAAATATGGTATTATCTTGTGCGACACTCCCGGAAGAACAAGAAATTATGCCTGTAATTATGGATTTTAAAATGAAATTTGGGGATATGACAACAACATACCACATAAACAGTAATGATTTCAAAAAGTCCATTCCATTACTGTCAAAGGAAAGTAAATGTATGCTTCCGCATAATATGTATAGCGAATATAACGATATTATGAAATGTGCCAGGTATTGTTCTACGCATAAAACATTATTGCGATACCTTGATTTGGAATCTATTGTAGAGTTTATTTACTACATTCACGAAAACAAGATGATTGATAAAGATTATAGCATAGATGAATATTTTGGAAACGATATTTCAAAGATTACAATGATGTCGATTAAAGAATATTATCTTATCTGTTTGGAAAATATTGAAGAAGATAATTGGAAACAGGTGTATAATGCGTTGAAACACGGTCAGCAATATAAGTTCCCGAATTATAATATACAACGAACTACTTCTATGCAAGACAAAAATAGCAGTCCTATTGCTAAGTCATATGAACTCAAACGAACAACAAGTGTATTTAAATCTGATGTAAAAGAATCAAAACGAACCGGTATACTATTAACGACAGAAGACGCACATACATTAACAGATGGACCTACTATTTACATTTGTGAAGATGTTCGTAAAATCAGTTCCTTCTATTTACAGCAATCCAATATTCCTATGCCCGAATATCAATCCATATTAACAAAAATCAATAAAAATAATGAACTATCAAAGAAGATTGAGAATTTGGAACGAGAAATAGATAGCCGAGAACAAATGAATAATGACGATGACGGTAAGGTGAAATATAAAAACCACGTAGATAATGAAACACGAAAACTTATCATTCAAGTAGAGAAATTACGTAAGCAAGTCGTTCGCACATCACTTGATAGTTTATATATTCCAAATAGTGTTCCCCATCAGGAAAAATGGGTTGGAACTGTATCTCAATCTCCATTTAAACCACAAATATCGGACGTCCACGTCAAACGTATTATGTTGTTACCCGTAGACAATATATATAAAGCGCTATTGTTGCTCGGTATTGGTGTATTGTTGGATAAGGATCACAGAGAATATAATGAGATTATGAAGGAAATGGCGGAAGAACAATTGCTGTTTATTATCATCGCCTCGTCGGATTATATTTATGGAACGAATTATCAGTTCTGTCATGGTGTGATTGGTAAAGACTTGGAAAATATGACACAGCAGAAGACAATGCAAGCTCTAGGTCGTATTGGACGAAATGGAATTCAACAGGAATATAGTGTTCGATTCCGCAACGAGGATATCGTATATAAACTATTCAACCAGGTTGAAGACAACACAGAAGCAAATAATATGAATAACTTGTTTTCAAGCGATGATTAATAGTATAATATACATTATCTGTTGTGTCACTTGTTATAATAAAAACATACTCATTTTTTATTATATTATTGGGTTTGGCTGTATAAGAGATAGAAGATAAACAATTAATTTACAATACCTTTTTGTAATCTGTTGCGTAAGGATTTCCTTTCAAAGCATCCATAATAGACGTATCATTACGGTCGTTGTTGATTCCATCATATAGTGTATTGTTATTTGATGCCGATACGCCGATTGTGTTTACTGATGGAGATTGGTATGGCATAGTGCTTGTAAGTGGGCGACTATTTTTTAATGCGTTATCTCTTTGAGCTGGTTTCATATTAATATGATGATTTGTTAATTTCATATTTCCGGGAACCATACGTCCTTTGATGGTTGAACTCTTAATATCATTATTGCGTTGGTTATATTCTGCTTCGTATGAGCGCATCTCTTGTGTTCCTTGTGCTGCACTTGAACCACCCGCATAGAAGAAATCACCCGTCTTTGTGCGAGCATTATTCACGGGTTGGTGTTCTGTTACCATATAAGCATCACCATTTTGTTGACGATTTACATTCAAGTGGAATTTGGATTTTTCCATTGTTTCGCGATGTGTAGTTGGCGCCTTTTGTGAAGGATCATATACATAACTTTCGGGAACATGGGTAGCAGGATTTTGATAAGGGCGCATATTTTCAGACGTATCTTCCTTACGTGTAGGACGCAACATATCCATCAAAGGAGTTACAGCAGCATTTATGGAATAACCAATTGCACCAAAATAATTGGTTTCATTACCAACAGAACGATTGTTGGGATATGCATTCTTGCTTTGAATACTGTAGTCACCAGTTGTCGGGGAAGCTTTGTTTACAGCACTGGCAACACCCAACGGTTTGGCGCCTAAATCAATATGACGGGATTTTTGAACTTGACCGGGTACATATTCGCCATTATTGTAATGACCGGCGACACCTTTATATTCGCGACCTGTTGTTTTACGGTTTGTATGACGGTCTATTTGAATAGAACGATTAGTTTCACCCTTTTCTAAACCTCCGGTGGTGAACCAACGATCGGGTCCATTTTCAAAATGTCTGTCTGGACGGTTCTTTTCAAATTTACCTTCTCTGCCAATATTCTTTACTTGAGACACAGCAGGACCTTCTAATCCAGCCAAAGATATACCACCAACGCGAGGATTATTATCTGTTCGTAATTCATCTACTGTCTTGGGCTTCCAACTATCACGTTCCATCATTCCTGAGTTAAATCCGTCCCCTCCTTGTGTTCCATATCCTAAACCTAAACCGGGTGCAACTTGTTCTTGTTTGAATGGTAATGTGTTTGCCATTTTCATACTTGCGTTTACACGAGATTGATAGAAGTCGTTTTCATTTGGCGCACCGTGAGCCCATTGATAGTTTTCACTCGGTTCAAACAAAGGCGATTGTTCTTTTTTTGATACATCTTGGGAACCTGAACCGGTATAACTATCAAGTAAAGATTCGTTTGTATTTTCATCTAATACAGGTGTGTGAGATTTTGAACCAAAATAGGGAACCATATTGTTGTGTTGAAAATAGTCAGAACCTACTTTATCACCTGTTAATGATTGGTATTCAATAGTATCGTCCATTATTCTAGATGAACCACTTTGAGTGAAATATTTATCTGTATATGCTTCTCCTGAATATTTGTTTACAGTAGATAATTGTGCTGTCTTGGGTTCTTGATGGTCTATAAAATCGGTTTCTGGATAATTTTTATCGGCTACATTTACATTGGGTAACCTTGATGTATTGAAACCTTCTTTCTTTTTCGTTTCTTTCTTATTTACAACATATAATGACCCTAATGCGAATAGAGGAACTAATGCTTCCATTATTTATATATAGTTATATAAAATAACTATATATTTTTCAATACCTATTTACTTTCCTGTGTAATTATCTTTTACTAAATTGCGGGAGCTTGAATTTATCATGATTTCTTTATTTAAGAAAGCTTGGGGATTTACAAACGGTTTTTCCCAACGATTTTGCTGCGTATCTACATACATCCAAGCTGGATGTGTATAGCGTGTTTCTTCAACAAAGGATTGCTCCGTGGTATACGAGCGTGTATACGTTTGTGCTTTGTGTTCTTCGTAATTATTCATATCAATATTATCACGATTCAACTTGCGACTCAAACCCTTTAAATCGCTTTCTAGATTTGTGGTATTGTTGTGTACGTTTGCACCCCATTTTTGTAACCGAATATGACTATCTTCCAAAAAAGGTGCTTGCGAACCTGGACCCGGAGTATTCAACATATATCTTCCTATAAAACTACTTTCTTCTATTTGTTTTTTTACTCGTGCTTCATCATCATAAAAACGTGTGAACGACATTAGTTAATATATATTGCGAAAAAAATTTAAAGTTCTCCATTCATTTATTATAAATACATAGTGATATGCTATGTCTAAATATGATTGTGAAGAATGAGTCTAAAATTATAACACGGATGCTCGAAAGTGTAGTTGGATATATTGATTATTTTTGCATTTGTGATACGGGTTCTCAAGATAATACTGTGGATATTATTACTTCTTTTTTCAAAACAAACCATATAGATGGTGTTGTAATCCATAATGATTTTGTTAATTTTTCATATAGTCGCAACTATGCATATCATTATGTTTGTCATCATATAGATTGTGTTACACATGTATTGTTTTTAGACGCCGATATGATTTTCAATACATCGTTATCCAAACAAGAATTACAAAACTTATATATTCAATACGACGCATGCTATTTGTATCAAGGTTCTCTAAATTGTCATTATAAAAATGTTCGTATTGTAAAAAAAAATCCTGATTATAAATATATTGGGGCCACTCATGAATACTTTGATTTATGTAACACTTTCCATATCCATACGATTAGCGATGATTTGTTGTTTATTAAAGACGTTGGAGATGGTGGTTCTAAAACCAATAAATTCCAGAGAGATATTCGCCTTCTTATAAATGCTTTAAACGAAGAACCAAACAATTCACGATATGTATTCTATTTAGCAAACAGTTATAAGGATTGTGGAGAACTTGACAAAGCAATTAAATGTTACTCAAAGCGAATTGAAATGGGTGGCTGGATACAAGAAGTGTGGTGTTCGTATTACTATATTGGATTATGTTATAACACACAAAATGATTATAAAAATGCTTTGTGGTATTGGTTGAAGGGTTTTGAAGTATTCGATAAACGTATAGAGAACCTCTATCAGATTGTGAAATATTATCGTATATGTTCTCAACACGAGCTTGCATATAGTTTTTATTTATTAGCAAAACGCTGCATGAATACGATTACATTAGAAAATCATTTGTTTTTAGAGAAGGATGTATATATGTATAAGTTGGATTATGAGTATTCCATCTTCGCTTTTTATGTAAATATGCGCGATAGTAGAATATATTGGAAGCTTATGCATAATACAATGGTGGATGGAACTACACACCAAAACATATGTGAGAATTATAGATTTTATGTGAAAGCCCTTTCTGATAAGTGTGATAGAATACAAAATATCAACTGTCCCAGTATATCCAATTTTTATCCAAGTTCTCCATCGCTTATTATTCATAACGGTAAAATGAAGATCAATATCCGATATGTAAATTATAAAATAAAGGATGACCGTTCTTATGAGTATACTCCACCCATTACAACTAAAAATATGTTATTGAATTACGATGTTGATACCAATACAACAACAGATGGTATAGAGGTGTCATATGATAATTCTATTGATAATCATCTCTATTGTGGGAACGAAGACGTGCGTTTATTATTATCATCTAATGGAGAATGTTATTATTCGTCTAATGTTGGGTTTGAAAATGGAAATATTGGCATACATATTGGAAAATACTGTTTGGAACAAGGAGTATTGTGTGGAAATCACGTTGTGAGTCCGATAAACAATAATGTGGAGAAGAATTGGGTTTTATTTGAGAAAGATGGGGATATACAAGTAATATATGCTTGGCAACCACTTACTATTGGAACGCTATGTAATAACGAGAAGGATTGTATATTTGTAGACACCTACGTTTCTACTAAGAAAAATCATTATTTGAACGATTTGCGTGGTTCGACAAATGGCATATATGTAGATGGATATTGGTGGTTTATTTGTCACAAAGTATTAATGTGTTCCGGAAAACGGAAATATTACCATATCCTTGTACGTATGGATAACGAATTTAACTTATTATATAGCGAGTATTTTGTCTTTGAAAATGCGGATATTGAATATTGTTTAGGATTAGTGTATTATGATGACTGGTTCTATATTGGATATAGTATGAATGACAATAATAGTAAGATAATGAAAATTAGAAAAAATAAATTATCTGAAATTATTATATAATGCCAAAAAGCATGAAACGTTCGAAATCCAATGGATTAAAATCCAGAAAAAGACCTGGTAAAAAATCTCGCAATGCAAAAAAAATGCGAAAAACCCGCAAAAATAAGGGAGGTTCTATGACATCAGTTACGTGCAAATCTCTTGCCGTGGTCGGAGGTGTTATAGGTTGGGCGATAACCGGTTTCGGTATTAGTCCTGAAGGAGTGTATGAAATGGCTGATTGCGATAATGCAAATAATAAAGCGTTTCAATCACTAAAAGAAATTAGTTTAGCAAAAGATATTATCAGATTTGGGAAGACAAATAAATCATATAAATACGATATCACAGAGAACATCGAACTAGATACTTATAGAAAGGGTTTTCTAGGTAACAATAAAAAAAAATTTAACTTATTACATATTAAAAAAAATACTGGTTTTAATGTAAATAAAGATGAATATTATTTGTATGATGACAATAAAGAAATTGATATTTTTCGTTCAATCGCATTTACATATATGAATAGATATGTATCTAAATATTTCACTATTAGAAAAAGAAAATTTCATATATTGAAATTATTATTAGAAATTAACCCCGATGATATAGTTACAGAAAATATAGAAAAAATTAAAGAAAAAATAAACAATTTAGACGAAGATGATTTTCATAACATAAGAAAAAATAAAGAATTACGTGATGAAATGACAAAGTTTAAAGAGAAATATATATATATGTTTGCTAGTTTTAAGAATGCTGCTGAATACGTATGTAAAAATAATGAAAGCTTAAAAAATACATGTGAGGGTTTTGTTTTGGATGATAGTACATCACAAGAAGATAAACAACAAATTATAGAAAGTGTAAACCAATTACTTTTAATCCCAGTTGCTGAATACGAAAAATTTGCAATGAAAGACGTGTATCCTTTAGCTAATAAATCGCATTTTTAAAAATTGAATCAAATTATATCCAATAATATACAATTATACACATCCACATTTACCATAATGCACGACATCGAAGACACTATCCTTAAATATAATCAAGACACAAAGGAGTGTGATGAAGAGATTGTCATTCAACTTCTTCATCATTTGAAAACATGGGTTATTGACAGTTACACCAAATACAAAGACTCAAAAAAAGAGAAAGAAATCATTCATAAACTGCGAAATGAAATTCCGAAGGTCATGCAAAAGTTCCTTCGCCCATACAAAATCCAAATCAAGAAAGCCAGTTTATTATACCGTTATAAGCAACTCCGAGAAGAAAATAAGATAGAACCCATAGACGTATTGTCGTTGCTCCTTATTAAGAAACCAGCAAATGACATTTCGGGAATTAACCAAATCACTATTTTGACATCTCCCACACCAAGCGGACAAGATTTCAGTTGCAAACACGATTGCTTTTATTGTCCGAATGAACCAGCGCACGAAGACAATAATTGGACGCCACAACCCCGAAGTTATTTGTCAAAGGAACCCGCCGTCCAACGTGCAAACCGAAATCACTTCCATCCATACGAACAAACCAAAAATAGACTGGACTCGCTATATATGTGCGGTCATAAATGCGATAAGCTGGAATTCATCATCGAGGGTGGAACATTTACAGAATATCCCAAACATTATTTGAAATGGTTCTTTATACAGTTTATATATTGTGTGAATGTGTATTTTGATTCTTCACCCAAACGAGAACCCAAAACACTGGAAGAGGAAATACACTTGAATACCACCGCAAAATGTCGTATTATTGGTATATGTATTGAAACACGACCCGATGCGGTTCTTGAAAACGACGAAGACAATATTCCGTGGTTGAAAACACTTTTGTGTTGGGGAGTTACACGAATTCAGTTGGGTCTTCAACAAATAGACAACTTCATTTTGAAAAAGATTAATCGCGGACACACAGTAGAACAAGCGATAAAGGCGATTGAAATATGTAAAAATAATTGTTTCAAGATTGACATGCATTTGATGCCCGATCTTCCATACTCCAATCCAGAAAAAGATAAATATATGTTCGATCAAGTATATAATAGTGACAAATATCAACCCGACCAAATCAAAATATATCCGTGTGAAGTGGTTCCATGGACGAAAATAGAAAAGTGGTATAACGAAGGCTCATACAGACCTTATGGAGAAGATAAATCACTAATGACGGATGTATTACAATACGCGATGACAACATGTAAACCGTGGATTCGTCTTCCGCGTGTAATACGCGATATTCCAGATACGTATATTTCCGGGGGCATTAAATGTGGCAATATGCGACAAGTCGTGAATGATAAAATATATGATGAAAAACAGTATAGTATGGATATTCGCTATCGTGAAATAGAGCGGCATCCCGAGTATGACAATAATGATGCACGCCTATTTGTGAGAGAATATAGGGCATCAAATGGCACAGAATACTTTATATCATTCGAAAGCTATGATAAAAAGGCGATTTATGGATTCTTACGATTACGCATTCCAGATACAAACGACACCACAGATCTAATGTATGAAGAGACACTAAAAAATCAGGCACTCATTCGTGAGCTTCACGTCTATGGTAGCGTCCAAAACGTGGGACATTTCAATACGCTGACAAACGCAAGTTCAAAAGAATGTCAGCATTCCGGATTTGGAAAAAAATTACTGAAAAAGGCGGAACAAATCGCATTTTGGAAAGGAATGGACGGTCTTGTAATTATTTCAGGAATGGGTGTGCGAGATTATTATAAAAAACGGGGATATACATACAAAAATAATTATATGGTGAAACAATTCCAATACAAAATCTTCGCACACGTGTATTTTAGAGGAATAATTATAGCATTATTATTCGTCGCGACTATTCAATATTGTATACAGGCTTTCCTTTACACGAACCGAACGTCTTGCGATGCCACTGTGTAATACCATATTGATTTATACCATCCAAATGGGCTTTAGAGCCATATCCTACATTTTTTTCTAGATTATAACGCTCATTTAATAGTGGATGGCGTTGACATAATTGAATAATGTCTTTGTCACGGGTTGTTTTAGCTATTATACTTGCCGCAGCAATACCAATATATTTGCCATCTCCTTGTTTTACTGTGACATGATTAATATATACTCCATTATATTCAAACGGAATGAAATAATTGCCATCAATCACCAGCAAAATCCTATGTGGATCGAAATTTTCCTTTTCGTGGATTTGTATATATTCAATACAACGAAGAGCACATTGATGCATACCCTTCATCACCGCTTGTAGAATGTTAATCTCGTCAATAATGGTATTTGATAACGCAGCCGTATGATGAAAATACACATTGCTTGTAATATTATCACATTCACTATATAATTTCTGCTTGTTTGTGAATTTTTTACTGTCTTTTATGTTTTTTGTATCAAACGATTCAACTTGTAGTTTAGGTAATATAACGCTACTTACCACTACATCGCCAAACATACATCCCCGCCCAACTTCGTCAATACATATTTCGTAATCATAATTATCTTTGTCGTAATAATATTCTAATCCCATTGCTGGCTACTAATAGATAAATGTAAAATAACTTTATATTTTATTAACAATCGTTTTTTTATAATAATATAGTATAATACATAATGAAAATGTCATTCAAACTTACAATTTGGGCGATGCTATTTATTATAGTAGTCGTTTTAGCACTTTCATATTTTATGAAGACAAGTGTTTCACAAGAAGGCTTTGGGTCATACAATTATACTGCGAAAAATAACACAAAAACAAAAATTGCAATTTATAGTACTGAAAAAGAATTAATAAAATTATATGATTGTTTATATTTTGATGAATCAAATGGTAATATTATTGAAATAATTTCTAAAAAATATGAAAATAAAGAAACGAATGATGATATCACAGGTATTAATA